TCCACCGCGACCCGACGGACGGCTGTCAGGACGTAGAAATCCACGTCCAGAAGGTGCGCTTCAAGCATATCGGCCGGGTCGGTACCGTCGGCCTGAAGTACGATCGCGTGACCGGTACCTACTTCGAGCCGCCAAATCGCTGAAATATGGCTATACTGTTAACAGTTAACTTAACGGGGCGAACATGTACGTCAAGGTTTTCGGCAGTATGTTCGACGGGACGCTGGCCACTAAAGGCCCGTGGCAGGCCGTCGTTGCGCTGCAACAACTCCTGATCCTCGCGAGCCCGGACGGTATCGTCGACATGACCCAGGAAGCGATCTCGCGCCGGACGACGATCCCGATCGAGATCATCGCCGTCGGCATCGCTGCGCTCGAGCAGCCAGACGCAGAGAGCCGGTCGCCAGACCAAAACGGGCGCCGGATAACGCGGCTCTCCGATAACCGCGCCTGGGGCTGGCAAATCGTCAATTATGCGAAGTACCGGGCGCTCCGCAACGAGGACGATCGGCGCGAGTATATGCGGCAATACATGGCCACGCGACGCGCCGAGAAGCAATCTCCTGAACCTGTTAACTCTGTTAACAATGTTAACATTGAGTTAGCGGCTGTTAGCAATGTTAGCCCAAGCAGTAAGCAGTATGCAGTAGGAAGTAAAACCCTCTTGCGCGAGCCTGACGGCTTCGCGCGTTTCTGGTCAGCCTATCCGCGCCGCTCGGCAAAGGCCGCAGCCTCCAAGGCCTGGGCAAAAATCGACCCCGATACCTCCCTGCTCGCCGCCATCCTCCGCGCCGTCGAAGCGCAAGCGAAGTCCGAAGCCTGGACCAAAGACGCCGGTAAGTTCGTCCCCTACCCGGCTTCGTGGCTTAATGGCCGGCGTTGGGAAGACGAGCTCCCGTATCGCTACGACCCCGCGGACCCGCGCGACCGTAACGGCAACAAGATCGTCGCGTTATAACCGCCGCACGCCGAAAAAACTTTACACGACCGAACGAACCGTTATATAACGCTTCCCTAACGGCAGCAGCCCGCCCCGCCGTTGGAGCGCGCAGTGCGCAAGGTTTCCCGTGAAACGTATGCCGCAAGCCCTTGGCTTCGCGGCTTTTTTACGCCTGTTTCTACGTGCGAAGTAGACTGGAAATAGATGGCACTCGGACGCAAGACCGGCGGCAGGACCAAGGGCACGCCGAACAAGGCCAAGGACGCGCGCGAGAATTTCTCGCAATGTTTCCTCGAGCTAGGCGGCGTCGAAGCGCTGAAGAAATGGGCCAAGGAAAACCAGACAGACTTCTACAAGCTGTACGGGCGTTTGATCCCGGTCGAGTCGCACGTCAGCGGGCCGAACGGTGACCCAATCCCTATCGCAGTTGATGACGCCAGGGACGCGCTTCTCGGCCGATTGGGTTCGGTCTTTGCCGCCAGAAATAGTTCGGAAAGCGACGGAGCAACTCTCCAATGAGCAACTCTCCGCGCTGCTCTTCGACTGGAATTTCTGGGCGCGCGCAGAGCAGTTACCACCGGCAGAATTCGCCGCGGGTAGTAAAACCTTCTGGCTGCTCAAGGCTGGTCGTGGCTTCGGCAAGACGCGCGCCGGAGCTGAGCAGGTGCGGGCGTGGTCGCGCAAGTTCCGCTATGTCAACCTCATCGGCGCGACGCTCGACGATGCGCGCGACATCATGATCCAGGGCGAGAGCGGTATCCTCGCTGTGTGCCCGAACCATGAGCGGCCGCGCTATGTCGATCGGCAATTACGCTGGCCGAACGGTTCTCGGTCGTTGATATTTACCGCAGACGAGCCCGAGCGCTTGCGCGGTAAGCAGCACGAGAAGCTCTGGGCAGACGAGATCGCCGCTTGGCGCTATCCGGAGTCATGGGATCAAGCGCAGCTCGGCCTGCGGCTTGGATCATCGCCGCAAGCGGTCGTAACGACAACGCCGCGGCCGACGCCGATGGTCAAGGCGCTGATGCGCGATCCGGCGACGGTGATTACCGGCGGCGATACCTACGCGAACCGCGCCAACCTCGCCGGCACGTTCTACTCGACCATCATCCGCAAGTACGAGGGTACGCGACTAGGGCGGCAGGAGCTCAATGCCGAGTTGCTCGAGGACAACCCCGGCGCGCTATGGCAGCGCGCACAGATCGACGCCAGCCGCGTTACAGAAGCGCCGGCGATGCGGCGCATTGTCGTCGCGGTTGATCCGCCGGTCACGAACAGAGAGGATAGCGACGAGGCCGGGATCATCGCGTGCGGACGCAGCCTTGATGGCGCGTTCTACGTGCTTGACGATGTCAGCTTGCGCGCATCGCCGGAAGCCTGGGCGCGCGCTGCGGTGCGCTTGTATCACGATCGCAAGGCTGATCGCCTCGTCGCCGAGGTGAACAATGGCGGCGATATGGTCGAGTTGACCATTCGCACGGTCGACCAGAACGTCAGCTACAAAGCCGTCACCGCTAGCCGAGGCAAGATGATCCGCGCCGAGCCGATTGCCGCGCTCTACGAGCAAGGCCGCGTGCACCACGTCGGTTCGTTCCCGCAACTCGAAGACCAGATGTGCGACTACGATCCGTTGACGTCGCCGTATTCGCCGGACCGCATGGACGCGCTCGTCTGGGCCTTGACCGAACTCTCTGACGAGTCGGGCTTGGGCGTCTTCAACTTCTACCGCGACCTCGCCGGCAAGCAAGTCCAGCCGCCGGCGGGGACGCTGCTCCCCTCTTCCTTCACGACCACGCAGACCGGCTTCCCCGGCGCGCCAACGAAAGGGCTTTCGCGATGAATGTCACGCTCAACGTCCCATCCGGTTATGTCGGCGGCTCGGTGCTCGGCACCGATGGCGTGGCCTACGCCGTCGCCTCATCGCAAGTCATCATGCCGGCGGGCGCGATCCCGAAGGATATCTGGGCCGCAGGCTTTTCGTACGGCAGCGGCGCGACCGGCGGCACAGGCGCGACCGGAAACACCGGCAACACAGGCGGTACCGGGGGCGTAGGCGGCACGGGCGGCACAGGCGGCACCGGAGGTACAGGCGGCACCGGTACAACGGGCCTGACGGGCGCTACGGGCGGCGCAGGCGCGGTTGGCGGCACGGGCGGCACCGGCTCGACGGGTACCACGGGCGCAACCGGGCCAACCGGCCCGACCGGGCTCTAAGCCGAACCCTAACCGGAGCGACGCATGAGCGACGGCAACTATCGGCTTTTCCTCCCCGCATCGGCGGCCTCGATCGCGGTAACGCAGGTGCTCGGCGCGGACGGCATCATGTACCCGGCGACGGCGGTCAGCGGCGGGCGGTTGCTCGTGATCCCGCCAGCGGCCTACAGCGAGGCGCTGCTCTTCGCTGGCTGGAACTGGGCGAACGGGGCAACCGGCGCCGCAGGCGCGGCGGGGCATATCAGCGGCACCGGGACCACCGGCGTGACGGGCCTTACCGGAAATACCGGGGCAGCTGGCGCGGGCGGACATATCGGCGGGGTCGGCGGTACGGGTACGACGGGCACGACCGGCGTAACCGGCGCGGCACCGCTCGGGCCTGCCGGCGCAACGGGTGCTACCGGCTCGACCGGCGGTACGGGGATCATCGGATGACGACCGTTACGCTGAAAGCCCCGGCGGGCGTCTCGAGCGCGTATGGCAGCGACGGGGTGCTTTATCCGGTCGTCGGCGGCCAGGTTACGGTGCCGGACAACGCGGTGCCTTCGCTGCTCAGCGCGGGCTTCTACGTCGCGGCCTCGGTCGGCGGCGTCGGTCCTACCGGCCCTACGGGCGCTGTCGGCGGCACCGGCGGTACGGCGGGGACCGTCGGCGCGACCGGGGCGACAGGGTCCACGGGTACCACAGGGCCGACTGGGCCATGAACGAGCGCGTGCCTCCGATTACGCCGTACGAACGGCTCGATGCGCTGGAGGCCGACGTTCGGACGCTACGCGCCAAGATGGAGGCGTTTGAGAAGCGAGAGCAGCAACGCGCGGCGCTCCTGTCGCCTCAGTTTGTCGGCGCCGGGGATCCGCCTAGCGGCGCTGGCGGCGGTACGCTGCACCTCCCGAAAGGCAAGCATTGACAGCCGCCGTCTACCGCAATGCGCGGCATGAGCGCCAGCTCGCGCAGCTCGCATACGCGCTCGCGGAGCTTACCGAAGCTCTGGCTCGGCTCGGCGAGATCGTGCGGATGCAAGGGGCGTTGATTGCCGCGCTGACACCGCGCGATATGCCGGCGCTGCCCACGGTACCGAATCGCGCTTTCGGCATGGGGCACTGACATGGCGAAGAAATCGGCAACCCCTGCTTACGCGCCCAGGACGTTCCTCCAGGTGCTGCGCGATTTGGTCATGAAGCCCGTCTGATGGCCCGCGCCACTACCTCGCAGCCGTTCGAGTACCCGACGCCGGTACAGCTCGACGCCTATCGCGGCGCGCTCTCGCAGATGCCGGGCACGGAGACGCCGCTCTTCGCGCCCCAGCTCCCGACCGATGGCTCATACCTCGGCGCGCCGTCGGGCGTACCGATGGTCGCCGGCGGCTACGGCAACCGCGGCACGGGCTATCGTCTTGCCGCCGCGCTCGCGATCCGCATCCTCGGCGCTGATGCCGGCCGCGTGCTCTTCCCGCCGCAGCAGCCGTTACAGCCGATCGCGCAGCCGCTGGACATGGGCGCGCTCGGCCGCAAGTGGGACTTTCCGCCCGGCTGGAATACGAGGATCACGCCGCGCACGGGCCTGAAGGTCGGCTTCCCGATCCTGAAAGCGCTCTCCGAGTTCGACTTGGTCCGCATCATGATCGAGCGCGTAAAGGACGAAGTCACGACGATGTCGTGGAGCATCGGCCCGCGGGACAAGAAGTCGGGGCAGAAGGGCGCGCGCGATGCGGACATGGACGCGATCGAGGATATGCTCGCGTACCCGGACCGCGCACATACGTGGTACGACTGGACCAAGCTGCTGCTCGAGCAAGTGATCGTGTACGACGCCCCGGCGCTATGGCTGCGGCCGACGTACGGCGGCGACCTCTACTCGATCGAAATCCTCGACGGCTCGAAGTTCGCGCCGAAGATCATGGCGGACGGGCGCATCCCGCCGCCGGAGTTCGGGCCCGCATATCAGCAAGTACTCCACGGCCTGCCGGCGGTCGACTACATCCAGCCCGTGCCGAAGGGCCAGCCGATACCGACGGACCCGAGCGGGCAGCAGTATCCGGAGCTGCTTTACAAGCCGCGCAGCCCGCGGGTCGATATCCCTTACGGCTACAGCGCGTGCGAGTGGATCATCCGCACGATCGAGATCGCGACCAAGCGCGAGGATTTCCTGCTCGATTTCTACACGGCGGGGAGCATCCCAGACATGATGGTCGGTACGCCGGATAGTTGGAACCCGGACATGATCGCGCAGTTTCAGGCGTGGTTTGATTCCGTATTGGTCGGCAATCTGGCTAACCGTCGCGGCGTGCGGTTCCTGCCCGGTGGTAAGACAGCGCCGTACGAAGCGAAGAAAGAGGCGCTGACCGACGCCACGGACGAATGGGTTATCCGTATTCTCTGCTTCGGCTTCGGGCTCTCGCCGATGCCGTTCGTGAAGATGATGAACCGCGCCAGCGGGCAGACGCACGCCGAGCAGCAGAAGGAAGAGGGCACGCTGCCGTATGCGAGCTACATCGCGGACCTCTTCAATCACCTGATCCGCGTCAAGTATGGGCGGCGCGATCTCGTCTTTCGCTGGGACGAGGAGGAGTCGACCGACCCGGTGGAAGAGGCGACGCGGTTCAAGATGTACACGGACGCGAAGGTCTATCACCCGGACGAGGTCCGTGCCAAGCTCGGCGAAGAGCCGATGAGCGACGATATGCGCGCGCAGATGGACATGCCGAACTTCGCGGCGACCGTGACCGCGACCGTGCTGCCGCCGGACCAGCAGCAGGACGAAGACAAGCGCAACCAGGACAAGATCAAGGCGCAAGCCGCGCTCGCGCCGAAGCCCGGACCGGGACAGCCGCCGGCGCCGGGGGTCGCCGGTAAGGTGGGAAAAGGTCTACGGGGCGCCGCACGCTCGTTGCACTTGATAGCGGGCGCCGATCGCTACTGACCAAGCGCAATGAGCTCGCCAAAACCATCCGCTCTTTCTTCCGCGCCCAAGCGCCGAAGCTCGCCGCGCAGATCGCGCGCGAGCGCGCCCGGCTTGGCAAAGCTGAACTCTCACAGGATGAGCTTGATGCGATCGACCGCGTGCTCGCTGGCGTTGACTTTGCCGGCTGGTCCGTACTCGTTGGCGATATCGGCCCCATCCTCGAAGCGATCGTGGCGGACGGAAGCTATGCGGCGCTTGAACAGGTTGGAATCGATGTGCTGGCGGCGGAGGGCGCTACAGGCATCGTTAACGCTTATGCACAGGCTTACGCTCGCGATCGCGCGGCTGAACTCGTCGGGATGCGTTACGACGGGCTCGGGCGGCTCGTGGAGAACCCGTCTGCTCAGTGGGCAATCGATGATTCCACGCGCGACTTTCTACGCGGCGCCGTCAGCGATGCGATCGAAGGCGGCTGGTCGAACGACAAACTCGCGGGCGCTATTGCCGACAGCTACGGCTTCTCCGATGAGCGCGCCATGACGATCGCGCGCACCGAGACGCAGATGGCGGCCAACGCCGGCGCGCTCTCGGGCTACAAGGCGAGCGGCGCCGTTGCGGCGAAGCAATGGATCACCGCCGAGGACGATCTCGTCGAGGAGGATTGCCTGGACAACGCCGCCGCAGGCGTCGACGGCGACGGCGTACTCCCGCTCGATGACGACTACCCGAGCGGCGACGATGCGCCGCCGGCCCACCCGAATTGCCGGTGCGTGATCTCGCCGGTCGTCGACTACACCGAGGAAGGCGCATAGATGGCTACCGCAATCCCGAAAGTACTGATCCCTACCGGCGCGATGACGAGCACGCCGACGGCGTATGTATCGCCCGCTGGCGGCTTCGGCATCATCCGCACGATCAACGCCATCGCCAACGCGGCGTCGATCACGCTGACGGTCGCGCTCGGCGCGGACGCGGCGGGCACGCGGATCATGGCCGCGACGGTGCCGCAGTCGCCGCTCTCGCCGCTCGTTATCAACGGCTGGATCATCACGCCGACCAATAGCGCGCACGCGATCGATGCGAGCAGCAACGGCACGGGCACGCAATGCATCGCGACGATCTCGGGGTATGAATACAGCTAGCTATACCTTCCGCTGCCCGGTCTGCGCGAAGCTCTTTACTTACGACGCGCCGGGCGAGCCGTGCTGCACGGGGCCGAGCGAAAGCAGCGACGATCACGAGATGACGATTATGCACCTGATACGGGTCAACCGGCGCGAGATTGCGCCAGAAGTCGGCGCAGCGCGGGCGAACGGCCCGCTGATCCTGGCCGCTCGATAGGAGTTTAGCGATGGGAATGAATCTGTTCGTACCGATCACCAAGATCGACGTCGCCCGTCGCGAGGTCTGGGGCCGTGCTGCGCACGAAGTGCCGGACAAGGTCGACGAGATGTTCGACTACGAGAAGTCCAAGCCCTATTTCATGGAGTGGTCGAAGACGATATCCGATGCGACCGATGGCAAGTCGCTCGGGAACTTGCGCGCGATGCATGGGAAGGTAGCGGCCGGCAAGCTAATCGCGCTCAACGCGAACGACGCGGATAAAGCGTTCGATATCGGCACGAAGGTCGTCGACGACAACGAGTGGAAGAAATGCGAAGAGGGGGTTTATACGGGATTCTCAATGGGGGGCGACTATGTCGGCGAGAAGGTCAGCGAGCAGATAGGCGACCGGACGATTAAGCGTTACGTCGCGCGACCCTCAGAAATATCGCTTGTCGATAACCCTTGCATTCCTACGGCGCGGTTCTTCGACGTAATCAAGGCGGACGGTAGTATCGAGAAGCGCGCGTTCGTGCAGGAGATCAAAGTCGAGGGTTCGCCCGAGCAGGCGGATGCGTTCGCGAAGCTGCTCGCCGACAACGGCGTGTCGATCGGCGCGGCGATGGAACTAGTACAGAAGTCCGTCGCTGCGGAGGCGCTAGCGAAGGCCGAGCGCTATATGCTCGCGACCGTCGAAGAGATCGAGAAGCTCGAGGCGGCCAAGCGCGAGTTTTCCAGCGACGAACGCAAGGCGGCGGCCAAGGAAGGCGCGGCCCTGCCCGACGGCTCGTTCCCGATCAAGAGCGTGGGCGACCTTGAGAATGCGGTGCGCGCATTCGGCCGCGCCAAGGACAAGGCCGCGGCGAAGGCGCACATCATCAAGCGCGCCAAGGCGCTCGGCGCGACGGACAAGCTCCCGGACGCATGGACCAAGGACGGCGAGAAGACGGTTACGACCGAGATCGCGCTCAAGAAGGGTATGTGGAGCGTGCAGAACTTTGCCGAGTGCATCGAATGCCTCGCCGGGGTCTGCCGCAGCGCGCAGTACGACCTCGAGGCCGAGGGCGACGATTCGCCTGTGCCGATGAAGCTGCGCAACGTGCTCGCGGACGCGATTGCCGTATTCAAGGACATGAGCGCCGAGGAGGCCGACGAGTGCTTGGCAGAGCTCAAGGCAGGCGCGGGCGTCGGCGCGGATGACGAGATCGAGGAAGCGCTCGAGGCCGCGGCGCGCGCCGGTACGCTGCGCAAGTCGTTTGCGGCGATGCCGTTCGCGGACCTGTTCAAGCTCGCTTCCGAGCAGCTTACCGTCGAGGAACGCGCGGCGGCCGTGAAGCCCGGCGAGACGGTCGATAAGGCCGTCAAGGCATTGCAGGACGCGCTAGTTGCCAAGGCGATGCCCAAGGCGCACGCCGACATGATGCAGGCGATACACGACCATGCCGCGAGCATGGGCGCCGAGTGCAACGCCGAGAGCGCGAAGTCCGCGCAGACCGAAGGGCTGGCGAAGGTCGCCGACCTCTCGGCGCGCGTCACCGAATTGACCGCCATCGTCGAACAGTTCAAGAAGATGCCGGTACCCCACATCATGCTGCGCACGGTAGCCAAGGAAGTCGCGCGGTCCGATCCACAAACCGAACGCAAGACCAACGACGCGCCGGCCGACCCGGTTGCAAAGGCGGTCAACGAGCTCATTAGCTAGTTCCGATCAACCATCCACCCAACCGTAAGCGCTTTCGCAGGAGTCCGATAACATGGATGCGAACGTAAGCAACAACGTACTGCAACTGTTCAAGGGCGTGCCGTGGCACCCGAGCATCGGCAACGACCCCGAGAAGATCGCCAAGGCCATCGTCACGATGAAATCGGCGCTGTTCGCCGACGACGGTACGCCGAAGGTGCTTACCGGCGAGTATCTGCAAAAAACATACGGCGGCCCGCACGGGCAGATGCAGAAGGCGTTTACGCAGCCCGGCTCGGCCACGTCGGGCCTCGCGCAGTACGACCTCGAGCAGGGCGCGCGGCTGCTCTACCCGGTCACGACGATCTTTCGCAACCAGATTCCGCGCGTCACCGGCGGGACGGGTATCCAATCGAACTGGCGCGCGCTGACCGCGATCAACCCGAGCAATATCAACATCGGGCTGTCGGAAGGCCACCGCGGCCCGGCAATGGCGCAAACGGTTGTCGACAAGACGGCGCCATTCCGCACCTCGGGCCTGGACAACTTCGTGACCGAACAGGCGTACCTCGCCGCGGTCACGTTCGAAGACCTGATGGCGCTCGCCGCGACCACGACCCTGCAAGGCACGATGGAAGGCGAAGAGCGGCTGGACATCGGCGGCAATTCGTCGCTCTTGCTCGGCACGGCAGCGACCCCGGCCGGCACCGCCGTATTGACCGGCGGCACGCTGGCGGACGGCTCGACGTACAGCGTCATCGTCGTCGCGCTGACCTACATGGGGATGCAGACCTCGACGTTCCCGACCGTCACCGGCACGGGCGCGGCTGCGGTCCCGGCGGGCGGGCTGGTGCAACTGCCGTACACGCGCTCCAACCTGGACGGCTCGACGGACCTGATCCAGGGCTTCTCGGGAATCCAGTCGGCGGCGTCCGGGGCGATCAATGTCAGCGGCGGCACGAACCACGCTTCGATCACCGCGACAGTCGCGAAGACCAACGGCGCGATTGGCTACGCTTGGTATGCGGGCCTGACGGCGGGTAGCGAGAAGCTCGTCGCGATCACCGGCTACCCGGCGGTCACGATCACGTCGCTCAACTCCACCGGGCAGGCCGCAACGGCGCTGCCGGCGACGGATACATCGACCAATACGCTGAACTACGACGGCCTGCTGACCCAAATCCTCGCCCCCGGCAGCGGCAGCTACGTCGCCGACCTCGGCGGCGCAGCGCTGACCTCCGCCGGCGCGGGTTCGGGGCAGATCACGGAGTGGAACAACGCGCTGATCTCGATGTATAACAACTTCCGGCTCGTCCCGACGGACATTTACATGAACGTCAAGGATATGCTGGCTGCCGCGGCGATCGTGCTGACGGGTAACACCAACATGGCGCCGTTCTTCCTCGGCTCATCCAGCGAGGGCGGGCTCAACGCTTCGACGGTGCTCAAGCGCTACGTCAACCCGATCGGCTTCGGCAATCCGTTCCTGGACGTGCACGTGCACCCGTTTATCCCCGCGGGGACGATCATCTTCTATTCGCGCACGAACCCGTACCCGCTCTCGAACGTGCCCAATATCATCCGCAAGCTCTGCCGTCGCGATTACTGGCAGGTCGATTGGCCGGTGGTCACGATGCAGCGCACGCTCGGCGTGTATTTCGACGCCGTCTTGCAGATGTATTTCCCGCCCGCATACGGTGTGATCACAGGAGTCAAGAGCTAACGTCGGCCATCAACTTAGACGAACCGCGGCGAGCGTGCTATGTCGGGCTCCTCCTCCCTGACCGACAGCGCAATCCCCTCGCTCGCTGCGGGTTTTTTCTAAACCTAACCCATGAACCCAGGCGACTTGACCACGCTCGCGCACGTAAAGGAATGGCTCGGCCTTTCGGGGTTCGGCATTGCTGCGATCACCAACGCCAACCCGGCGCAGGTAACGCTCGCGAGCGCGCCGCAGACGCCGCTCCTGAACGGCGGCGCGTATTCGATTGACGGCGCGATGGGGATATCCGGCGTCAACGCGGCGTGGACGATTACCAAGATCGACGCGCTCAACTTCACGATACCCGTCGACACGACGCTTGCCGGCGCCTACACCGGCGGCGGTCTGGTCGGCGTTTCGGACCCGCTCGTCGCGCGGCTGATCTCGGCCGTTTCGACGTACATCCAGAACGTAATCAACCGCACGGTGCGCAACCAGGCCTACGCAGAGACGCGCAGCGGCAACGGCGGCCAAGCGCTGCTCCCGCTCCAATACCCCGTGACCTCGGTCGCGGCTCTTACGGTGGATGGTATAACCATCCCGCCGCGGCCCGCGCTCGGCGTCGGCTCGAACTCGAACTTCATCGGCTTCGGCTGGCAAGGCGGACCGGCGGGCTATACCTTCGACGTCAACCGCGTAATGCTCTCCGGCCTGTATTGCTTCTCGCGCGGGTTTGCGAACGTCGCGCTCTCGTATTCGGCAGGCTTCCTCGTAGCGAACGAACCGCAGACTATCCCCGGCACAGCGCCGTACGTGTTGCTCACACTGGCCCACTGGAATGCCGGGGACCGCGGTGTAACCTACGCCGACGGCACGCCGCTATCGCCGCGGGCGTTCGGCGCGTCGCTCGCAGTCGGCCAGTATTCGGTCGACCCGAACGGCGTCTATTATTTCGCCGCAGCCGACGCCGGAGCTCCGGTCCTTCTATCCTACGGCTATGTGCCGTTCGATCTCGAGCAGGCGGCCGTGGACATGATCGGGGACTGGTTCAAATACCGCGATCGCATCGGCGTGCTCTCGCAAGGCATAGAGCAGCAGACGATCACCTTCGTCAACGCCGCGATTACCGCGCGCGCGCAAGGCGTTCTCAACCAATACAGGCGCGTCGCGCCGGTGGCCCCATGAGCGTAGGCATAGTTCTAATCGTCATCCTGATCTTGATCCTCGTCGGGGCGTTCCCGACGTGGCCGCACAGCGCGGCGTGGGGCTACGGGCCGAGTTCTATTATCGGCGTGATCCTCGTCGTCGTGCTTATCCTGCTGCTGCTCGGCAGGCTATAGGAGGTTGCTATGCTAGGTACTATCCTGATCGTTTTCGCGTTCGTACTGTTCGCCTTTGCCGCGTTCGCGTGGCAGCCGCCAATCGAGCCTTACCGGATGCGGCTGGTCGCCGCCGGGCTGGCGTTCTGGACGCTGTCGCTCCTGATCGGCGCGCGCGGCCTGTGATCTCCGGCGTTCTCATCGGCGACAAGGAGCTCATCGCGCGCATGGGCCAGATACCCGCGCGCATGAAGGCTGCGGTCGACCTGACCGTGCAGAAGCTAGGATTCGAGCTCGAGGCGCGCGTCAAGCGCAAGCTGACCGGCGAGGTCTTGCGCGTCCAGACGGGGCGGCTGCGCGCGTCTATTAGCCGCGGCGCGCCCGGATCCATGTCGCGCTTCGAGTCGACCGCCGATGCCTCGATCTACTACGTCGGGACCAATGTCAGTTACGGCGTGATGTGGGAGCGCGGGATCGCGGCGCACACGGTGCGGCCGGTCAACGCCAAGGCGCTGCGCTTTACGATCGGTGGCGAAGTGCTCTTCCGTATGTCGGCCCGGATACCGGCCCAGGCGCCGCGGAAGTTTCTCGAGCCCGCTCTTTTCGAGATGCGGCCGACGATCATTACCCAACTCTCGGCAGCGCTCCAGCGCGGCGCTCGCGAGGCGCTTAAGGTATGAAGCCGACGCCAAAAATGTACCAGTTCCTGATCGGCCGCGGCTACGTGCCGTATTTGGTCGTGCCGCGACCGCTGTCGACGGCGGTGCGGCTACTATACGGGTTGCCGCCATACCGCATGCTCGGCGGCTGGCTTCCGCCGCGGCCGAAGGTGGCTTGATGGCGAACCGGATCGTGCGCGAGAAGATTTACCAAGCGCTCTTCGATCTGATCACTGCGGATGCGGTCGTCAAATCGATCTTCGTCACCACCGGCCGCTACTTGCGCCCCGCAGCCGAGGTTGCGGACGCCGCGTGTCCGGCGCTCTTCACGTTCCAACTGCCCGAGGCCCGCAAGGTCGAGGTGCGCGGGCTCTCGCCGAAGCGCGTGCTCATGGTCGCGTATATCGCCTATTTTGCGATCAGCGACCCGACGGCTGCGCTACCCGCTGCGGCGCTGAATGCGGCTGCGGATGCCATCGACGACGTGATTACGAACCCGGGGACGCCAAACGGCGTGCAGACGCTAGGCGGCCTCGTGGACCGCGTCTACATCGAGCCGGATATCAAGCCCTACGAGGGTCTGCTCCAGGAGAAGTCGCACCTCGTCGCCGTGCTCTCGATCCTGGTGCCATGATGGACGGCGACCGTGCGCGAGAAATACCGAGCGGCCCGAAGATACCGATCGGAGGCCCGGCCGGCGCTGCGATTTACGCGGCCCTCTTCCGGCTCTCTACCCGTTACGGGCCGGGCGCGGTTACGATCAGCAAAGAGCGCGTGGCCGGCGGCGGCTACGTTTACGTCTTGAGCAACCATGAACCGCCGGACAAGCCGGCAAGGAGTATCGAACCATGATCGACTATTTTGGGGCAGGCGTTCTCTTCGCTACTCCGCTCTTCGACGCCAGCGGCACCGCGATCGCGATCCCGTCGCCGATCGAGTTCGGGATCGTGCAGGACATAACGATCGACGACTCGGCGGAGATCAAGGAGCTCTTCGGCCAGAACCAGTACGCCGTCGATATCGGCCGCGGCAAGGCGAAGCTGATGATCAAATGCAAGCAGGCCGAGATCAACGCGCCGCTGTTCAACTCGCTTTACTACGGGCAGGGACTCTCGCGCGGCTATCATGCGATCGTCGCCGATACCGCGGGCCACGTGATCCCGACCGGAGTCGGCGCGACGGCCGTCGACGTTGTCGTACCGAACCCGGCGAGCGGCATATACGTATCGGATCAGGGAGTGCAGGACGGGAACGGCCAGCCGTATACGCGGGTTGCGAGCAGCCCGACGAGCGGGCAGTACGCGCTCGTAACCGGCGTCGGCTCGAGCGGCGCGACGTATCAGTTCTCGGACCTCGATGTCGGCAAGACGGTATTTATCAGCTACGAATACTCGAACGCGGCGCTGCCTGCGACCGGGCAGATCATGACCATCAACAACATCCCGATGGGACAGGTGCCGGTGTTCTCGGCGCAGTTCTTCAACTCGCGGCAGGGCAATACGATCTGGCGCCGGTTCCCGAAATGCGTCGCCACCAAGCTGACGATGGACTTCAAAAACGACGATTTCGTCATTCCGGATTTCGAGATTTCCTGCTTCGCGGACTCGAACAACGTCGTGCAGCAGTTCGCATTTACTTCATAGCCGCGCGCCGTGAGCGAGCACAACGGCAGCAAATACGCGCCCGTTCCCGGCAAGATACCGGGGACGGCGCTCAACCTCGGGGGCGTGGACTTCGTCGCGCCGCCGTTCAACCTGGACGGCGTGCAGGAAGCCATGCCGATGCTTAGCGAGGCTAGACAACGACTCGCGGGCAAGCCGCCCGAGGAAGTCCTACGCTACGCGGCTGGCGTGATCCATATTTCGCTCAGACGCAATTACCCCGACTTGACACTTGATGAGCTGCTCCAACTGATCGACATGGGCAACGCGATGCGCGTGATCGACGTGATCTGCACCGCGAGCGGGATCGAGTTCACGAAGGGGGAGCCGATTCCGGCCAGCCCGTAGACTGGCCGGAGCTTTACGCCAATGTCGCGCTTGCGACCGGTTGGACGTGGGAATACATCGGCGAAGCGTGTACGCTGCCGCGCGTCGCGGCGATCAACCGCGCGCTCGCGAAGCAGGCCGGCGTGAAAGCCGATGACCCGCGCCAAGCGCTGCCCGTCTCGCGCGCGCCCGTGCGCCCGCTGGATAACGCGGCGCTGACCAAGAATATCAAGCGCTTCCCGCGGCCGGACGAGTGGCAGTCCGTGACCGCGCGACAGCTAGCGCAAAGGCATTGATATGGCCGACGATTCCGTCCAGGTAAAACTAGGCGCCGACACATCGGCCGCGACGAGCGGTATGGAGAACGCGCAGCAGTCCATAGCTAACTCCCTGGATGCGATGCAGCGTGCGCTAGTCAAATTCACCGAGCAGTCGGCAAAGACGCATGGCGCCGTTAAGGAACATACGGACGGTATGTCGGCGGCGTTCGCGGCGCTGCACGAAAACGTCCGTCTGCGCTTCGGCAGTATCAATAGCCTCGTCGAGCAGTTCAGCACTAAGCTTGCCGCGGTTGGCGCCGTGCTCGCGGGCGGCGCGCTCTTCTCGGCGATGGTCAGCCACCTCATAGAGTTCAACAAGGAGGTGACGACGCTCGAAAACGTCATGGGGATGGCGAGCGACAAGGCGACGGAGTTCGCCATCGCGCTGCGGATCGCCGGCAGCAGCGCCGAAGCGTATACGGGCCTCGCGCTGAAGATGGCGCGGCAACTTAAGTCGAACGAGGAAGAGTTCAACCGCAACAAAATCGCTACCCGCGATTCGACGAACTCGCTGCTGCCGCTCGACACGATCATGCAGAACGCGTTCACGCGGATGCAGCAGCTTAAAGCTGGCACTGACCAAGCCGAGTTCGCGCTGCAATTCTTCGGCCGCAGCGTCGAAGAGGTCTACCGGATGATCGTCATCCTGCCGGCGGCGCAGGAGCGCGCGCGGCAGTTGATGGCCGACATGAACGTGGAGTTCGGCCCGGAAAAGCAGGCGCAACTCCGGCAGTACCAGATCGAGGTCGGCGCGTTCAAGGAAATGATCGGCATCACAGCCGACGAGATCGGCGTTAAGGTCATCCCGCACTTGCAGAACCTCGCCAAGTATTTCAACGAGACGGGGCCTGCGGCAGCGCAGGTGTTCATCAAGGTGATGACCGGCCTTCTGGTAACGACCGACTTCGTCGCGAACGGTTTCGCCGAACTCTCGGCAAAGCTCAAGAATCTCGACCAGCAAAACCTTGTCTCCGAGGCTACCTATTGGGCTGCCGCGAAGGCGCTGTTCACGGACGGCTGGGCTGCGGCTTCCGCTATCTGGGACGCCGGCATGAAGAAGCGCGAGCGCATCCAACTCGAAGGCAATGCCGAAATTCTCGGCATGGAAGCCGATTTGCAAAAGCGGCTCGCGCTACTCGGTGGCGCTGGCGGTCCTGGCAAACCAGGGCCGGGGCCGCTTGGTACTGGGAAGGACTCGTTCGTTCCCAAGCCGAAGACCGCCGCCGCGTCCGATATCGGCGGCTGGGACGCGGTACTGAAAGCCTCCGAGAGCGCATACAACAACCTCAAGATACAGCAAGGCAGCTTCGAGACGTGGTCCGAGGACATGACGCGCGACTACTGGGCGCAAGTCCTAGAATTCGCGACGCTATCGGCCAAGGACCGGCAGGAAGTCCAGAACAAGTATTACGACTCGGAACGCAAGGTGCAGCAGGCCGCGTTCGCCGCGTATCTCGGCAAGCTCGAAGACGAGAAGGCGGCGCTCGGGCACAACATCGACGCGAAGATCGCCATCGAGCAGAAGGAATACGACGCCGTCGTCCAGCGCTACGGTGCCGAATCCGTCCAAGCCGCTGCGGCGTACAAGAAACTCGTCGACCTACGGCAGCAACTCGCGGACCAGCGCAACAAGATCGCCGACATTGAGCTGAAGGCGCAAGAGGCAACCGCGAAGCACGATATCGAAATGAACAAGCTGGCCGCCGATCAGGCGGTATCGCTGAAGCAGATCAGCGCAACGCAGCGACTAGCGATCGAGAAGCAGTTTATCGCCCAGTCATTCCAGGCCGAGGTTGATGGGATAAATGCGCGGATCGCAGCGGAGGCCGCCGACCCCAATAGCGACCCGACAAAGCTCGCGGAACTCAAAGCGCAACTGCTCAAGGTCGAGCAAGAGTATCAGAAGCAACTAACGCAGATCGACAACGCCGCCGTTCTGGAGCGCGAAAAGTACGCCATCCAGGCGCAGGACGCGATCACGTCGAGCATAAGCAACACGCTCGCGGCGCTGGTTACGGGCGCGAAAAGCTGGAAGCAGACAATGCTCGACGCGCTGAAGCAACTCGACGACGCGCTCGTCAAGATTGCGGCGAACAAAGTCACGGAGCAGTTCTTCGGGGCCGGTACTAGCGGCGGGGATTTCATCTCGAAGCTAGTCGGCTCGCTCGGCTTCGGTGGCGGCAGCGCTACGCCGCAGATCGCGGCCGAGACGGCGAATACGAGCGCGCTTGCTCTGCTAACGAGCGCGATCACCGCGAATACTGCGGCGCTCGCGGCGAGCTCCGCGAGTTCGCTCGGCGGCGGTGTCGGCGGCCTGTTTTCTGGCGGTGGCGGCTTCGGTTTCGGCGATCTGGTCGGCGGCCTCGCCTCGTTCGACGTCGGTACGCCGTACGTGCCGCAGGACACGCTCGCATTCGTACACAAGGGCGAGGCGGTCATCCCGGCGGCGTACAACAGGCCTGGGATCGGCGGCGGCATGGCGATACACAATCACTTCAACATAACCGGCCCGGTGGATACGCGCACGCAGACGCAAATCGCGGCGGCGGCCAGCATCGGCGTGCGCCGCGGCGCAGCGAGGAATCTCTAATGTTCATCGAATCCCCACGGTTTCCGGAGTTCATAGCCTATTGGGCCGTCGGCGGTCGCGGGTTCAAGACGAACGTCATCGAGACCTACGGCGGCGACGAGACGCGCACGGCCGCATGGTCGCAGGCGCGCGGCGAGTGGGAAATCTCCAACGCCTTCATGTCGCAGAACGTGCCCAACGCGGCCTTCAATCAGTCGGCGCTCGTCGCGTTCTTCAACGTCTGCTACGGGCAACTCTTCGCTTTCCGGTTCAAGGATTTCCGCGACTATACGGAGTCGATGAACAACGGCAGCGGCGTTTTTACGATGCTGACCTCGACCACGTTCCAGATGTACAAGCGCTATTCCTATGGCGGCCTGACGCGCGACCAGATCATCCAGAAGCCGCTATCGCCGACGGTCGCCGTCACCGGCGGGGCCTCGCCCGTCGTCGACTACACGACCGGGATCGTGACCGTAGCGAGCGGCACCCCGACGAGTTGGACCGGCTCGTTCGATATCCCCTGCCGCTTCGCCGACGATATGCCGAAGCTCGGGCCGGACGAGTCGACCGGCGCGCTGCTGAATTGGCAGCAGTTGAAGATCATCGAAGTGCGGGATATCGCTTGATCACCTGTACGCCAGCGTTCAAGCGCGCGCTCGCGGCGGCGGCGGGCACGTTCTGCACGCTATGGAAAGTTACGCAGCGCGACGGTACGGTCGTCGGCTTTACCGATCTCGACCGGGATATCGTTATCGGCGCCGTGACCTACCATGCGAACGTCGGCTATCAGCGCACGGACATTGCGACCTCGGGGGCGCTGAACGTCGATAACCTCGAGGCGCAGGGGCCGCTGGCCGCCCCGTCGCTGACCGATCCCGACTTGACGGCGGGTATCTGGGACTTCGCGGCGATCCAACTCTCGCTGGTCAACTGGGCCGATTTTTTCATCCCCATCCCGATCACGTCGATCACGCGCAGCGGTACGACCGCTACGGCGACGGTTGCGTCGACCAAAGCCCTAGCAACAGGCGACACGCTTGTAATAGGCGGCGCGGACCAGTCCGCATACAACGTCAGCGCCGTGATCACGGTCACGAACCCGACGCATTTTACCTACACCGTCGCCGGTTCGCCCGCGACTCCGGCTACGGGCACGCTCTTCTACAACACGAGCATGGGCGCGCTGATCTATCGCGTCGGCAATCTCGGAGAAGCGACCGTAGAGCGGGCGAACTTCAAGGCCGAATTGCGCGGCCTGACCCAGGCCTATACGCGCGTCATCGGCGAGCTGACCGCGCCGTCATGCCGGACCACGCTCGGCTCGCCTCTGTGCAAGGTCGATTTCAACCCGCCGGTGTGGACTGCGGCGACCTCTTACGCGCAGCTCAACGGCGATGCCGCGCTCGGCGGGCTCGTCAAGCCGACCGTACCCAACGGGCGCTGGTTCTACGCTTCGGTAGCGGGCACCAGCGGCGGTAGCGAACCGGCGTGGAATACCGCCGTGGGCGGTACGACAGTCGACGGCGGCGTGACCTGGACTACGATCCTGCCGCTCGCTGTCACGGGCACGCTGACCGGCGTCGGCACTGATAACCGCACGCTCTACGATACCGGCCGCACCGAGCCGGGCCCGAGCGGCGGCGCGACGATCTCCGCGATCACGCGCGCTAATCCCGGACACGTCACGCTCTCGACGCCGCTGCCTGTCGGTACGGTATCGGGCGCGCCGGTCACGATCAGCGGCGTCCTAGGCATGACCAATGTCAACGTCGTGACGATCGCGAACAACGTCGCCGGGAACCTCCTGAGTTTCGACCTGCCCGTCGATACGACGAACTTCCCGGCCTATACCAGCGGCGGGACCGTGACCCCGCTCGGGAGCGGCAGCGGGTTTTTCGACAACGGCGTGATCACGTTCACCAGCGGCAACAACGCCGGCAACGCCCCGCTGAACCAGATGGAGGTGCAGAGCTACGTGCCGGGCCAGCTCACGCTCGAGCTGCCGATGCCCTACGCGTGCCAGATCGGAGACACGTACACGCTCAACGCGGGCTGCGACTATAGCTTCTCGACCTGCCAGACGCGGTTCATCAATTGGATCAACTTCCGGGGCGAGCCGTACGTGCCGGGCCTGGACAAGCTGATGCAAGTGGGCAAGCAATGATCCCGCTCGCGCGCCAGTTCGTACCGCGGGAGCCTTTCTCCGGCGCGGCCGTCGTAGCCGAGGCGCGGGCCTGGGTCGGGACGCCGTTCATGCACCAGGCATCGTTGCGGGGCGTCGGCTGCGATTGCATCGGGCTCGTCGCCGGCGTCGCGCTCTCGCTAGGCATACCGGAGGCGGCGGCGTGGTTACGCGATCAGCGCTTCCGCGGTTACGGGCGCTTGCCGAAGCCCGCCGACCTGCTCGAAGCCTGCCGCATCTATCTGGACCGCCTTTATCTGTCGCAGGTCGGGCTCGGCGATATTCTGCTTTTCACGTTCGTGAAAGAGCCGATGCACTTCGGGATCGTTAGCGCCGAGGTGCCGCGCTACGTTATCCACGCGTATGAGCCGCGCGGCGCGGTCGTCGAGAACTCGCTCGGCGGAAAGTGGGAGCGCCGCGTCGTCGGCGCATACCGACTGCGGGGGAGGGCCTGATGGGCACGCCAGGCTATACGCGCCTTTTCGCTCCCGCCGGCAGCGGGAGTACGGTCAATATCGCGGGCACGAATTACCCGGTCGTCAACGGGATCGTGACCGTGCCGGATTTCATCGTGACGTCGCTCTACGATGCCGGCTTCACGCCCGCGGGCATCGTCGGCTTTACCGGACCGACGGGGCCGACCGGGCCGGCGGGCGCGCCGACGGGGAGCACAGGGGCCACGGGCGATACCGGCGCGACCGGCTTCGGCCCGACGGGCAGCCAGGGCATGACCGGGAACACGGGCGCGATCGGCCCGCAGGGCTTGGGCGGCGTCACGGGTTCGACGGGGCCTACTGGCGCGACCGGGGCCGTCGGTAGTACAGGCGGTACGGGGAACACCGGCAATACCGGAGCTCCGTCGACTGTCACGGGTCCGACCGGCGCGACGGGGAGCACTGGGCCGACCGGCGCGACCGGCAGCGGCAATACCGGTGGCACGGGTGGCACGGGACAGACCGCAAACACCGGACCGACGGGGCCGAGCGGATCCACCGGGCCGACGGGCGCGGTCGGTGGAACCGGCGGCACGGGCGCAACCGGCCAGACCGCGAATACCGGCAATACCGGGCCAACGGGAGCGACGGGAAGCACAGGCATTACCGGAACTACAGGGGCGACAGGTATAGACGGCCTCGACGGCATGGCGGGCTCGACCGGCGCTGCGGGAACCACCGGTGGCACTGGTGCCACAGGCACCACGGGGGCCGCAGGCGCGACTGGAACCACGGGCCAGACTGGGACGACCGGCTCGAGCGGCGCGACAGGAACGACCGGGCCGACAGGGGCTACCGGAACGACAGGCGGAACGGGGCAGACTGGGCCGACGGGCGTCGCGGGGATGGACGGCCTCGATGGCGCGCAGGGGCAGACCGGAGGCACTGGAACAACTGGAGCTA